CATCAATCAATACTTGTGAGTTTTCTGTCAGTCTTATTTCAGTATCATCAATAAACGTAATACCCATACGACCATTTGCAGTTTCTACTTTGTCATAACTCAGTATGCCAAAGTCTAATTCAGCTCCGTAGGGTTTATCTCTTAGAACTTGTGCGTTGCCTCTAAGCTCAGATATAGAGCCTATATCAACAGACGAATGAAGTAGTTGCGTCTGACTGAGTAACACAGACAGTACCGCTAGACCCAACAGATGTAATCTTAAGCCAATCATTATCAGATGTAGATTCCTGATCTATATTAAATGTTCTTGTGCTACCCGTATGATCTAAGTAGAAGTAACCACCCGCATAACCGTCACCATCGTAGGTGACAACATTATCATCTCCATCGATGTCCATATAATTAGTTGCCCCATCTACATCTATAGATGCAGTAATGTTATTACCACCACCTTGCACAGTCCAATCTAAGTCTAAATTAGCTGCTAGTGCTGTCATAGCGTGATTGAGAGTCATAGTATTTGTATTGCCTGTGACTTGTACGTTTACGTTAGAGCCATCTGCTCCAGTTGCGTTGGTTTCGTCTGTAGACATATTAAATGTGTTGGTATCACCTATAAATGAGAAATAACCTGTGTAGTTATCTGCCCATATATCGCCTAAGAATTTATTTGTTGAGCCTTTCTGCAAAACGTCTAACGTCATGGACGCGCCATCAATATCTAATGCAGTCATAGAACCAGCAGCTGCGTCAGCACCACCAATGATGTTTCCTCCACCACCCACTTGTTCTATATCTAAGTTAGATGTAGCACCCGATTGATCTATGAATATCTCATTGTCCGCTGTATAAATATTAAGCGATATAAGTAACAGTAATAGCTTTAGTTTATTCATTTAGTTTCCAATACCCAGATTCGTGACCTTCGTTGATTGTTTGTAATACCGCAGTTTCAATCGCCGCTTGTAATGCAATGTTTATAGATTCATTTTCCACTATACCGTTTTCAATTTCAACCAATTCTGTGTTGTTTGCATAAAACCTAAACACATCTGAAGAGATAGATGCGCTTAGAACAGTCTTTGTGACCAAAACCTCTAATAATATTTTTCCTGTGCTAACTGAAACTGTGCGTAAGGATATGGTAACTGAGTCTTGTCTATATTCTTTTGACATACCAATACCTAAGTATCTAGCTCCCGCACCACCTGACTTTATATTGGTTTCATAACCTATAACACCACCTTCCATTAATAAACCAGCAAACAATAAAGGCTTGAGTTTTTGTTTTTCTTCAAAACTTTCTCTGGTTGTTCGTATGATTTGTCTTTCTTTAGTTAGGTTGTCTAGTCCTGTACGTTCTACTACATCAAAGAAGTTAGAGTGTTTAAGTGCTCTGATTAAGTATGCGTCTGGTGATTGTGTGATAGCGGTACTAAAACTAGCATACTGACTATTGCTTCTACGTTGGCCTGTATTGTCTTTAAAAGAGTTTGGATAAACCGCAACAACAGGTTTGCGTACAGGCGATTCAATGTTTTTTAATTCTGTTATTAACAAACCCACTTCTGCGGGTTCTATGTTTCTTATGGGGGGTACTCCGTTATCTAATGGAGGTATGATAAGCGCACAACTAGAAAGTAAAAGAACCGAGAGGTACAGTAATTTCTGTTGTGTTGCCTTCTTCATCTGTGATTATTAATGTTACCTTATCGTCTTCTACTCTATATTCTATAGTGTTACCTTCTAGTTCTAGCGTACCGAAATCAGATGCAGTCTCACCAAATAAACTATCAACCAACTGTCTGCTTAGTTGTGCGTATATTCTACTCTCTAGGTTGCGTATAAACCTAGCTAATGTTGTGTTCTCTGCTTCTCTTTCCAAGTCTTCTACATAGGCTTGAATTTCTTCGCGTATAGCTTCCTTTCTATTGAACTCTTGGTTTTCTATAGTTAGATAATGACTAGATGTACCAACACCTGAAAAGCTAGGATTCTTAAACTTGTGAGTCATTTCATCAGCACGAATGTCTACAGCTATAACCAATAAAACAAAAGATAAACCAAGAATAGCTAATAGCTTATCGTAAGCAGTCATCAGTCTTTCCTTTGGTCGTCTCTATCTGCTTTCGCTATTTTGGCACTATCTATTAACTGTGGCACACCAAGTATTGTTTTAATAAGTGTGTCTTGTCTAATGATTTCGTTGTCTAACGATCTGACTCTATCTATTAATGCAACTAAGATACCATGTTGAGAATCTAGCTTAGTGCCTAGCCTGTCTTCCATGTGAGAGATTAACTCAGCTTGCTTATCATCAAGTGTATCAAGCTTAGTTTCCATACCATCGATGATACGGTTGATAAGTTTCCATATAAAGAAACCTAGACCGCCCGCAGCTGCTATGGGAAAGCCAACTTCGTTAATCAGTTGGACTGCTTGTTCCATAGGTTATTTTTTCTTTGCGGTCTTAGCTGCCTTTTTAAAAGCTTTAGCGGTAGGAGCACCTTTTGTACCAGGCTTCCTCATTTTTTCTTTAGAACCCGCTTTTATTCTTTTACGTTTCGCGTGTATGTTTGCGTATAGTCCTTTCTTTGGCATTTTATTTTTTAAGCTTTAATAATTCTTTAACTTTGCTGTAGATTTCAGGCTTTTTCTTTTTAACGTAGTAGCCAGCTATTACAGCTACAACTACGAGTGCGATTAATATATCCATAAAAAGATTATACTTGGGTTTTTCTAACACTTCCACCTTCGGCGTGCTTGTCTTATCCTAGAGTTAGGATCGTTTCTAGTCTTCGCAGAACTACGTTTAAGTTGTCCAAGTGATCTAGCACAGTAAGACTTTCTTCTGTTAGCTGCTTTGCTACCAGGCTTTACTTTGCCTGTTACAGCTGTTTGTAATTTAGAACCAGGGTTAGCTCTGTTGTAGGCATTGACTCCTTTTTGAGTCATACCAGCACCAGACTTAGTAGATCGGTAGTTACCGCCTTTACCTGTTGTCTTACTTATCGCTTTAGCCATTAGTGCACCGTTCTTTCTTCACAAAGAATCACTTCTGAATCTTCGTTTATCTCACCACCAAACATTAATATCATCATCTCAAAAGCTTGTCGTTCATTCTTGGCAAATACTTCTTTGCCTATAAACACCATGTCGCCTTCTAAAACTTCAATATCATAAATTTTGTTGGGGCGCATTGCTAGTAAATAGTCCTTGAGCTTGTTGTTTTGCATTTTGTCTTATCGATTCTCTATCTCTTTCCATAATAGAATTAATCTCTGCAATATTAACTTGTGCTCCATATTTTGCCAACAACTCTGCTGCCTTTAATCGTATTTGTGCTTCTTCTATGTCACGACTTCTATCGTCATCCATAATAATCTTCATACGATCTGTTTCCGCGTCTATCATAGCCTTCTGAGCACTTACTTGTGCCTTCATAGCTTCAGCTTGCGCTAACATTTCAGCTGCATCTGGCTTCGGTGGCTCTTGTGAAGGGGGTGGCATTGGCGGAACTTCGGTGTTGATAAACGATTCTGGGTCTTTAAATCCAGCCATTTCGATCATTCTGCTCAACGTATTAGAATATTGCTGTAAAGAAACAAGAGGGTTCTGAGGGCCTAACTGAGCCAATATTTGCTCTTGTTTTGTGGATAATTGAGACAATATAGCAAACTTTTCTTCGTCTGAAGTCTTGCTAATCGCTACATTGACAATGATATCTTTGTTGTTGTCCCAATATCTAGGGTCAACGGGTACAAATTTACCATTCAATCTAAACATATCTTGAGCACTTTGGTGTTTAATAACTAGATTGTTGACTAATCCGAAGAGGTCTTTCATACCACCTTCAGCAAAATGCCTACAAATAAGCTCTATTCTTCCTTGTGCTCCTGACATAGTAGCGGACACCGCTGCTTTGGTGCTTGATTGAAGAGCGTCAGCGTTTAATCCAGCTGATGCTTTAGACACCCCTGTACGATTCTCTTTAGATTCATCGAGATAGCCCAGTACAGGAAACGCTTCCTTGCCAACAAACGGTACGCTGAAAGGTTGTACCATACCAGGAGCACGCACTCTAATCGGCTGTCCAATATCAGTATTCAATACATCATCAATATTGACCTGACCCTCGACAACAGCCATACGAGGGAAAATAGAATGTCCTAGTGAGTCTAGCGTGTCTCTCATAATCTGAGACTTCGCTGCTTGAATCGGTTTTAAGTAGTCTGCTGGACATGAACCAATCGCTGTATGTGGTTCAGGATCAGGGCAGAACATGACAATCGGTAGATCGTCCCACGCTTCTACATTTAGAACGTGAATACCATCACCCGCAGTACAGACTCTAATTCTTTCGTCTATACCATCGCCATCAAAGTCGTAGAATAAATAGTGTTCTATATATAAAACGTCTTTGCCACCCGCATCATTCCTGTCGGGATAAACCATGTTGTCAAAAGGATTACGCGCTTGTACTTCTTCGTAAGCTTCTGGATCAACCGCACTACCGCCATAGCCCGCGTGTTGTTCAATCTCTTCAGGGTCGTAACCCATAGCGATTAAATCAGATACCGATTTAACCATACGGTGTGCAACATAAGATGCGCTGTTTAAATCTTTAGCGTGTCTGGATATAAGTATTTCTTCTGGTGGTACAGACTCCATGCACACTTGATCTCTTTCTTTAACTCTTCTAATAGTTAGTTCGTAACTGACAGGCAGTTCTTGTGTAACTTCTTCCTGTGTTAGTGGGTCAAGTGTAGTAATCGTTTCTTTGGTTATCTCTTCTTCAATAATCTCTACATCGGGGTCAAGCACTAGAGCTTGGTAAGACTGAGGGTCTAAGTTGGAATACTCATGCGTAGTTGCATCGAGTGAATCATCCCAAAACACTTTGACAAATCCTGTCTTTCTAACGAGTGCATCTTTAAACGCATCGTACAATACTTTAAACCCGTTGTTCTTTTGTTGGATAACATGGTTAATGTAATCTGTTTGCTGTTCGGCAAGCTGTATGTCTTCAGGCCCTTTAGGGATGAATTCAACTACCTTCTTAGTACCAAAGAAAGTACGCATAATAGACGGTAGCATAAACAGTATGGTGTCTCTAACGTCAGTAGAGATAAACTCAGACTGTAGTGTGCTTGTCGATTCTGGCTCATTGCCAAGGTAGTATTCTGTAGACTCTGCTCTTTCTTCTCCGACTTGGTAGATGAAATCACGAGCGTCATCCATCTCTGATTTGATAACTCCCGATAGATTCATTAAGTCCGTATCTTCGTTCAGTTGCATTTCAATTTCTGCTTCGATCTGCTTTGCTTTTTTATTTGCCATAAATTATCCCACTCTAAATATTCTTGACTTCAAGGGTTTCTTGAAATTATAACCCATAAACGCTTGACTGCCACCAAAGGATGCAGCCGAACTTGCCATCGTCAGAGCTAATGCGTCTGCCTTGTCTGGAGATTTTATACCTCTTTTACGCATTTCGTCTTTACTTTCTATTTTAATTTTTCCAGATGATGTATATTTGTATTGAGGCGCAGCGAGTTCCGAAGCAAGCTCGTCATTATTAGGAAGTCGGCAATCACGCTGCGCCAACCAATCCTTTATTGCAAACCAAAGCTCTGCTCGTAGGTTTAAATAATTCTTTTTTGTACTGGGTGCTTCGGCTACATTCACACCACGCACAGGTAAATTCTGTTCAGCTAATCTATCTACGACTCCACTACCCAAACCAATTACGTCAACCAATATTTCTTGTGGTCGTTCCATAACTGTTGAATCGTCATAACGATTTTTTATTGCACCGCACAACTGCATCAAGTCCATGGAATTAAATGTGGTTATTTCTAAAACTGTGTTTCCTTGTCGTATGCAAAGCGCAGAGTTGTCGCCACCGAATCTGGCAACGTCAAGACCCCATAGAATCGGTTCGCTCGCTGCAAGTGTTACGTCTCTGTCTATTGCAGAATTAATTAAGTCCATAGGGATAACGGTATCGTCATCTGCCTTTGGAAACTGACCCATGACTTCTACCCTAGATACAGTAGAGTCTTCTCCGTACTGTTCTATCATTTTCTGGAACAAGTCCTTGTCTGTTCCTTCTACGTCACGAGAGTCTATCTGCTCCGACTTCCAAAAGGAACGTTTGGAGTGGAAGCTGTCGTAGAAAGGCCCTGAATTTCTTCTGGGGTTGGAGAAGGTAAACCAGAAACGATTGGGGGTAGGCTCTGAGAAGAAACCTTCTGACACAGAGTAGATGGGTGCGGGTATACCTGAAGCCTCATCCATAATAAGGCACACACCGTAGCTGGAGTGAATACCAGCGAAGGCATCTGGGTTTTCTTCTGACCAGAGCTGCGCTTGTGCGTAGTAGTAGCCCGTGTCTATTTTTAAGTCTCTAACGAGTGCTTCTTCAAACCAGGCTGCGGGTTTGATGGTTGTTGCTGTCTTTTGAAACCAATGAGAATGTATGGAGAGTGTGAGCCACTTACCGAGTTCCGCCCATGTTCTTGAGCGTAGCTGTTGTTCGGTGTTGGCGGTGACGATAACAGTTGAGCCAAGGCGAGTGGAGAGCATCCATAAGATGATCCATGCGACTAAGGCAGACTTACCTATTCCACGACCTGATCCGACTGCGAGACGAAACATCTCTGGCATATCAATAGAGTTGTTACGCTGTATGTGTATTGCAATATCTCGCAAAATTTTTTCTTGCCACTTTCTTGGCCCTTCAAAGTGTTCGAGGGGGGTGTCCTTTTGACCCCAAGGGAAGACAAAGCGAACAAAGTTTAGAGGATCATCTTTTATGTTGAGTGACCAGAGAGAGGTCATCAGTTCTTTTTCTTCTTGTGGACTGTATTTCATTTTTTTATAAAAATTTTATTTCATACTGTATATATATATCGCACCCCCGAAGGGTTTGACGGGGGGGGTCAGATCGGAGAGTTGATCTGCTGGCATTCCGTCAAAAAGGCTTATCATTTAGGGAGATTAGATGTTACGCCATTACCAGTTATTTATCCTTTTGTTTTAGATCGTGCGGTTCTTTTATTAGGAACTGCTCCCTTTGTTCACCTATACGCTCACTCTTGCCCTCTATAACTCTACTCTGTGCTTCTTGTAACACACTAGAGAGATTTAGCTGATGGTTTACTTCCTGGCGGTCTGCCCAGTTGTCGGAGTCAGCATTTTTTAAATAGAACTGGATGGCCTGAAACTCGCCATCGTCTATTTTATCCATGAGCCGAGAAGTAGCTCTTTGTATTCCTTTTGCTTTCCCTCTCTGTAAAGCATCCGCAAATTCCGCCTTTCTTTTTGTGTTGCGTTCAAACGTATCCCATGAAATGCAGAGGTTACGGCAAATTTCCATTGTTCCCATATTCAAAGAAGCAAGATGCTCAAGACGATCATAATCTATATTAATTATCTTCCTTCCTCTCTTTTTAGGTGTTTTATGTTCCATAATTGATGAATTATTAATCTCTTTCATGCCTTTATTCTAAAGCATTTTTAATGGTTATTGTGGATTCATATTTACAGAGGTGTTGCAATGTGGGTAAAAGTGTGCAATAATGCAGTTGTCATTAATTAAACAGAGGAGAAAAAACATGACAACACAAAAAGTAATCAATGAGTTAGACAAGAAAGCTAACCAATACCAATTAGAAAACGAAAGACGTTTTAAAGAAAACAAAAAGAATATAAACATTGTTCTTCGTGGTGATAATAAATACTACTACGCTAATCAATGCGCAAAATTCACTAAGTACGTCACAGAAAATGGTTTTGATAAATGGGTAACTAAAGAAGAGATTGCAGAAAATGGCTTATCTTTTAATGAGTATTGCATAACCAATGACTGCAACCAATACGGCAGAGACTTGAAACGCTTTAATTCTAAGCAAGAAATGTTAGGTTTTGTTATTGGGTATAACTTAGCGAAAGGAGTTTAAACCAATGATTAAAACTAAACGCACAATATACAAAGCCTACGCGATACAGTTCTTTTACTGTGTCGCAATGATTGGCTTTTTCTTTCTATTCTTATATCAACTGGGAGCGTAACCAATGCAAGTAGAAAAATTATTTAATTACAATCCTTGTGAATCTGATTATGAATTAGCCAAACACAACAAAATGT